GGCAAGCATCAGTATGCCCTCACATCTTTATCTACCAGCTTAGGCAAGCAGTAAGCAGTGATGTTCTGTCCCTGTTTGTGCAGCCGTTGTGCAAAGTACACGCAGTCATCAACACTGCGGAAATACACATCATTACTCGTGAGCCGCTTATCCTCACCAACTCCTACCCACACAAACAGCAAGAACACATGGATCATCCATTCAGTATGATTCCCACCAGTAACAAGATTGTTGTGCCAGCAGTGCCAATCATAATGTGTTCGATGCGCTTGATACGCAGGATAGTTTCTTTCCAGCGTTCAGCACATACCGCCTCATGTGTATCTATCTGGGCCTGTACAGATGCGGCTGTGGGCTTGCTCACTCTGCTGCCTCTAATGCAGCAACCCGCGTGGTCAAGTCAGCAACCTGTGTTTCTAGTGTTTCAATCTTGGTTATTGCCTCTTTTAGCGCGGCAGTTAGAAGCGGAATGACGCCAGTATAGTCGAGCATCAAGTTGTCGTCGGCATCAGTGTCTACCACTTCTGGCAGGACGGCCTGTACATCCTGTGCAATTAGGAACGACCTGCGCTTGTCGTCTGCGTCCCAATCATAGCGGCCGATGACCGTCCGGAGAGTTTTCACATCATCCAGTGCGCCAGTGATGTTTTCGATGATGGTCTTTAAGTTTTCATCGGATGCGCTTTGCCAAGATGTGCCGCCGCTTCCCAATTTCACGCCACCAGAATTGCCCGCAAGGACAATTATTTCATCACGGAAGTTGCCGCTTCCATCTACTGTTGTATAAATTCTGTTATTAGTTCGACCAAAATATATACCCGCATCTTGGTTCGCAATGTTGCTGCCATTGCAAGCAATGGCCATGTAGGCATCGTCGCCGTTGCCGCCATTTACGTTAACCTGAAAATATGTGTCACTACTTAGAGAACCATTATTTCCGTTAAGCTGAATTTTGCCGCCACCGTCAACACGCATCCGTTCACCGTCTCCGGTGCGGAAAATCATGTTGTTGTCGCTGTGGGTGTATTGAATACGCCCGATGTTTGTGTCACCGCTGTCAATGAAATTAAGGTTGCCCTGTCCACTCGGGCTTGAGGCGATAGAAACACCGCAGTTACCGTTGTTTTCTACAATGAGGTCGTCTGCGTTTGCGTTGACGCTGGTGATGCTGGCATCGCTGGTGCGAACATGAAGAGTGCCAAGAGGACTGTCTTCGCCTATACCAACCTTGCCGTCTCCGCGAACAAGAAACTCTGTAAACGGACCGCTCGCATCACCATCGCTATCTGTGACGCACTCAAAAAGATTGTATGTGCTAGCTGGGCTAAGAGTATTTGCTGCAACTAGGGTTGTCCCTGTGTAACTACCAATCGCTGCTTCGAATTTTGCAACATCTGTGCTGGTGCCACTGGTACTTTGAACATCTATAACTCCAGTCACATCAATGCCGCTGGTAGTCGTAGCAAGTTTTACATCGTTATCATGTTTCAGATTAATTGCGCCATTAGCTGTAAAAGTAGCATATTGTTCGCTACCGTCGCTGCTTTCAAAGTAAATACTGTTACCACGCATCAGCATATTGCCGCTTGCGTTTGTCTCTCTGATTATAAAGTGCGAGCCGTTATGGAAAATTTCACCATCTGCGCTGTCTCCAAATTGGGCTTCATCACTGTCACCAAAAGCAATGTTGTTGCCATTAGTGTCGAGGTTGCCGCCAAGCTGAGGAGTGGCATCATCAACAACCTCGGTGTTATCTAGCGATCCAGCAGGCAGATCAAACTGGCCACTGATTACATCTGCAAAGTCTCTAGCCCTGGTCATGTATCACTCCTACGGTTTGGTCGGCCAAGTTACATCATCGAGGCTAGTAGCATTGTCGGTGATGTCACGCAAAGCTTGACGATAGGTTGTCTGTTCTGTCGTCATTGTCAGGTCAGAAGATGCCCACCAGTCAGTTTCAGCGAGTTTGCGATCACGTTCTTCACGCAGCAATTTCATAGGCTCTGCTGCTTGCATCTCCGTCAACTTGGAAGAAACTTCAGCCCAAGTGACGCCAAAGTCAGAGGGGTTGCTTGAAGTGATGGCGCTGCCATTCTCATCTTCACCAGTCACTTTTATAAACTGAGCGTTAAATTCAGCTTCAGTAGTAGGATTGCCTTCCAAGATCCACCCAAACACGCCGAGTTCCTTGAGAGCATGACGCATGTCTACTGTCATTGTGCAATCTCCATGACGATTAATCTGTCACCGCTTCCTTGATTTGGGCGAAAATCGCTGCTTGAATTTGTAGTTCTTGCTTGAGCCTTGTAGGTAATTTGACCCGTTGTATTAGGCGCATCAAGCTCAACCAAACAATAGCCAACACCAAAAGGCCCATTATCTGGGTCATGGCAAACATAATGTTCAATGACACTTGTGCTATCCCGAAGAACCCTCACACGAGCCTGTGCGCCATTGCCATCATCTTGCTGCAAAGAGCCAGAAAGAATGACCAGTATCTTAGATGATGTACTTGTTGGAGTTATACTTCTGCTCAAGCCAATATCTGAAAAAGAAGCGCTATTAATAGTCGTTCCTGACCCGCTCAAGTCGCTATTAACCTGAATAAGTGCCGCAGTCGCTTCATCAAAAATTGTTACACCATCAAGTGTAAGGCCGTCCGGCCCAAGTGATACTGCCATCAGTTGTTCTCCATCTCAGCAATGCGTTGCTCAAGCTGTTCAATCTTGTGGTTGGCTTCTTGCAGTGCCGCCACAAGGACAGGCGTGATGCGGCCATAGTCCATGCTCATCATCTCTTCGCCACCATCCTCACCGCTGACAGCCTCTGGCACAATCTGCTGCATGTCCTGTGCGATGAAGCCATGAACAGTGTCACCATCAGGCTCTGCAATCCACTTGTGGGTCACAGGCTGCATCTGCATCAGCTTGTCGGTGGCGTCTGCGATAGGCTGGATGTCAGTCTTGAGGCGAATGTCTGATGAGGTGTTGAAGGTTGTACCTGACCCACTTGTAACAATAGACCCAACCTGTCCATTGCTGTTGCGAAACTTCACAGCATTGTTAGCGGTCGAGCCGTTAAATATTGTAGTTATCCCATCAAGGCCAGAATGACTCACCTCTAGCCTGGAAGAATATGAAGAAGTCGTAGTCCCCAAAAGCACCCGACCGCTGCTGTCGATTCGCACACGTTCACTAGCGTTAGCAGCGAACTGCATAGAGTTGTTGGAGTTGTCATAGTAGATGTAACCAATGTCATCGTCGCCAGAGTCGCCAAACTCAAGTCGAGATTGCGAAGACGTTCCGCTGGTTATGGAAACCAACGCCGTGCCGCTGCTGTTTATCCGCATGTTTTCAGATGCGGTTCCATCACCAATTTGCAGGGAATACGCCGGCGATGTCGTATTGATGCCTAAATTTCCCGACGCAATAATAGTGTCGCCTGTCCCATTTGGGTCGAGCGTGATGTCACCGTTGGTATCTGTAGACGAAATGGTATTCCCATTGATGTTGATGTTGTCGACATCTAGGTCGGTGTTGATGACAACTGTACCGGTGCCATTGGGCGAGATATTGATATCGCGATTTGATGTGCTGACAATCGAATTAGTTTGAACATCAAGGTCGCCGCCAAGCTGCGGAGTGCTATCCCCCGACAAATCTGTTGCAACAGTAGCTGGCTCAAAATTGCCAGAAGTGCTGTTGTACTGAAGAAAATGATCGTCAGCCAAGCCAGTCAGATCGACATTGTTGGCATCGCCAATGCTAAAGTTACTTAGCTCAAAAGTGCCATAACCAACGATAGATACTGTGTCGCTTGTTTGTGCTGCTGACCCCAGCGTTACGCTAGTGCCATTAGTGGCAGTAAAGTCTGCTGGCTGTAACTTGATACCATTGAGGTAAACATCAACGAACCCGCTGTCATATGTAGCCGGGAATACCGTTGTCGAGCCATCATATGAACCCTTAGTGGTGCCGACTACATAATCCTGACGTTCCGATGTTCCATTAACCGACGATCCGGCATTAACAAAACCGCCAGAGCCGTACACCTTCATGATGTTGTTGGTGCTGTCAAACCACAGATCGCCAGAATCTAAGCTATCTGTTGGTGCGTTTGCACTTACACGATAGCGTGCAGCAAAATCATTAACGCTGCTTAGGTTGGTAGCAACCGTGTTTACGTTATTAATGCTGCCGGCAACATCATTAAGATCGCTAACATTCTGGCTTGTTGCCATTGTGTTGAGATCAGCCACAAAGTCACTGGTCGCCAACAGATTCAAGTCAGAAACGATATCTGATGTCGCTAGCGTATTGATGTCGTTCACGATATCAGTCGTAGCAAGCGTGTTGAGATCTGAAACAATGTCGCTTGTAGCAAGAGTGTTCAGATCGGAAACAATATCGCTAGTAGCAAGCGTGTTGATGTCATTAACAACATCTGTCACTGCCAGTGTATTGAGGTCTGCAACAAAGTCCGCAGTAATGAATGACGCCTTATCAGCGACAGAGCTAATGTCATTTGAGATAGCGGCAAGCGTATTCATATCGCTCACAGCATCAGATGTTCCCAGAATCGCAAGATCAGCTACAGCGTCTGCAGTTCCAAGCCTACCAATCTCTGTAGCCTTAGCTGCTACTGCACCAATGTCCGTTGCATCAGCAGCAACATTTGTAATGTCAGTATCGATACCGGCTACGGTTGTTACATCCGAATCGATATTTGCCACTTTTGTGACGTTTGCATCGATTGCAGCAACCTTGTCTACGTTTGCTGAATTGGTATCAACAGCAGATACAGCAGTCCTGATATTGTTTACGTTTGTAATTGCTGTAGAGATTCCACTAAGATTGGTAATCTCAGTTGCCTTGCCAGCAACTGTTTGGATAGCATCTGTAGCGTCAGTGCCATCTTCGATGTCAGCAAGCGTGCCAATATCCGCTGTGATTGCTGCAATGGTAGATACATCACCAATCTCAGGACCAGCTTCCGGCAAGCCAGTCGTGGTGTTAAATGCCAGGACTGTGCCTTTGCGTGCATCAAGGTTTGGCAGAGAAAGTTCTGCAGCAGTATCAGAGTCAGAGAGTTTCAGAGTACGACCGATCTTGGTCTCAAGCTCCTGCTCGATAGCAAAGATCTTGTCCAGCTCGGTGTTCAGCGACGAGATGTTGAATGGGCCTGACGTTGGGAAGTCAGTAGTACGCTCAACATCGATATCACGGAAGATGGTGTACTTGGTATTAGAATCGCTGTAGGTATCGCCGAGAGTAACGTAACCCCCAGAGAATCCGTCATCCACGCTAGTGCCGACAACTGCAAAGGTGCCAGTGCCAGTTCCTCGTGTGAGTGTCGTATCAACTCCAGCAGCGCTAGTCACAATGACGTTGATGTCGTCATTGTCGAAGAAGGGGAAGTCAATGGTGAGCTGAGTCGTGTTTGCAGTCACCGCTTGGGTGTACTGGACGCGAGCATCATTATCAGCAATAGAGATCGTAGCCATAGTTACTTATACCTTCCTGTCATTGCTGTGTTAATTCACTTTGCTTGGTTGTAAATCCTGTCAAACACCGGATCCAATGCCGGATGGTTGCTGTAAGGCGTTACAAACCTTAACGTGTCAAGCGTCCCTTGATCTGCATTTCCGTAAGCAAGATCCTTAACAATCTCTCCAACATTCATAACATTGCTTGCCGATGGGCCAAATATTGCCCCTATCTTGGCCTGTGTTGGCGCAAAGTTTCTGTCTCCCTGAGTAAGCGCAGGGCGCAGACCAACACCGTAGTTGGAAAGCTTCTCAACGGCATTGTTCACATCCATGAAGTAGCCAAGCATCCCTGACCTGTCGACAGCATTGATTAGCTTCTCGTCAAAGGTTTCCTTCCTGTCGATGCCGTACTGCTTTCTCTTGATCTCATTGACCATTGCCGCAAGGCCAACAATCAGGAAAGCGCCCTGCCAAAAAGCGCCATCTCTTTCTTGTAGCCCAGAGGTCAGAAGCCTGACGGTTGCTGCCTGCCCAAAAGACTTAAACTGAGTAATCAGGGATCCAAGCTCAGTTGATGTCCAGAGCGCCCTATCTCCAGCACCCGGCGTAATGATAATTCTTTCGACATTCTGATTGAGAGCAGCCCTGAACTTCAGTCTTGCAGGAGCGTCAGTCCAAAGGTCTGTATTTGGCAGCCACTCGCCGTCTACCTGATCCCCATGCCTGTCAATCTGCATAAACATGCGGCGGTGCATTTGCTGATCGATACCGTTCTTTAGCAGCTTTTCCTTGTCTGCCTTATTCAAAGCGTTCCAAGGCTTCATAATGGCTTCTGACATACGAAGGGCGGTAACAGTGCCGGCAAACTCTTTGAGCGTCTGATTCCAGATGTTGAGGCCATTCAGCATAAACATCACGCTGGTGCTTTGATTCAGGAATCGTTCAGCAGCGAACCTGTTGCCGAAGACATCTCCCATATCTGCAAAGGCATGCGCTCTGAGACCAAGAACAGCATCAGCAGCAACGCCAGCCTGTCTAAGTTCACGCTCCCTCAACACCTTAAGCAGCCTTGCGTTCTCTCTAAAGGCAGCCCTCAAGCCTTTGCCATAGGCATTCTGGAACCCTTCAACCATGACAACTCTTGCCATGTCAGGAATGCTTGAGACTGTAGCCCCGCCCATTCCCACGAGAACATTGAACGACTTCATAACTCTTACAAAGCGGCTGCTGATTGCGTGAGGATCCTTAGATGCGCCATATGTTCCACGAAGCCTGTCACGCAGGCCCCTGACATCTGTGAGGGCTTGCAGCATTTCCTTACGAAGAGCTTCTTTCTTCACAGGATCCTTCTGCCTTGCGATCATCTTTTGGAACTCTTCAGTAATCTGATCGATTGCAGCTTTCATATCGATAGAGCCAAACGCTCTGGTAAGCTCGATATCCATACCCATTGTCTTGGTGTGGTGCCGAAGAATGACTTCAATGTCGCTCTCAAGGAAGTCCTCGATCAACTCATCCCTGATCTCAAGTTCTCTAGCCTTGGCTCCAGATGGAGCAATCACATCCTCAAGATTACTGACTGCATCATCTAGCTCGATGTAGGGCTTGGACTTGGTAATTGTGTCATACACATCATCCACATAAGACTCAGCATCTTTACCGCGGAGTCCAAGATCTTCATTGGCATACTTACGCAGAATAGCCTTAAACTCATCTGACCGCGCTTCGATCTTGTCGATACGATACATCCTGGGCAGATAGCTTTCCGCAGTATTGACGTTGATACCATTAGCCCTGATGTCTGCAATCCTGCGCTCAAGCTTTGCAATGAGATTCGGATCTGGCTCACTCATGGCTCGTGCTGCTGCAAGCGCTCTTTGCGCCTGATCTTCAAACATCCTGAGCCTAGTGGCTTCGTTGGCAAGAAGCTCAAGCAGTTCACGAGATGATTTTGCAGCCTTGTTCACAAACGGAGACGCTGCATCATCCATCTGGTCTATATCATTGCGGCGCATAGCTCTGCCAACACGCTGCCTGAACTCAAACTCTGTTATGGAATCAGACTGCCTGTTGAACCTATCTTTGATTTGTAGGCCCATAATCTGCATAGACCTCGATATGTCGCTGTCTTTTGCGACAACACCTCGATACGCAAGATACTGAGCGTCAGCTTCTCTGATAGCCCTTATGAGAGGAAACAGATATGTGGCCCTGAACGTAGACTCAACACTCATATCTTGGGCAAGCTCTTCATCTACACGCTTTTGCATGATGCCGCCCATATCCACCATCTGAGACACAATACCTCTGACTAATGGATTGTTGCTTTTCAGCATCCGCAGAACAGGGTTCCATCCAAGCCTTTCCAGACCAACACCTGTTTCCTTTGCGGCGTCCCTATCAAGAGCTTCGTTCTTTACCCTCGCAGCCTGATCGCCATAAACGTCGTCGATGCGAGATGGATTGAGCATAGCCCCAGCAGTACCACTGCCAGATGCGTAAAAGCCTTCATCGCCATATTTGGCTTCTAGCCTTTTCTCTCTGCGTATGGCCCTTGCATCAGTGCCTTTGGCGATAAACTTTCCAAAAGCTCCGTTAGCAGTACCGCCGATTGTGGCGGTCAACGCAGCTGCAAGAGCGACATCCCCAAACGTCCTTGTCTCGTTTTGCTCTGACAGTATTAGTTGCTCTGCTGTTACAGGGATCGAACTAAACGCTGCACCAGATGCAACTCTAGCTGTAAGGCTAGGGCTTCTCATAAAGCGCAGTGGCGCTATAGGCAGCGCAGTGGTTGGCGTAAACAAAGACGCAGCAATCTGCACACCAGTGCTAGGCGACGAAGCCAACACTGATTGCTGGTAGAGATCTTCATCAAGTCTCTTCAATCGCCTTGCAGTCTCTGCTGCACTCTTGGAGTCGTAGAACCTCCACCAAGAGTCTTCTCTGCCTTTTAGCTGAGGATCAGATGCAAAGTCATAATCAGGATCATCATCCACATCGTACATCAGATCTGATATGTACTCTGCAAATGCGTTTACAGGATTCACCTGTTCAAACGCTGCACTCCAGATCTCACTACGATTATCAACAAACATGGCAGCCCCAGCGGCACCAAACTGGTCACGGCGTATTGTCTGGGTTATAGGGCCGACATTCTCAAGATCTTCCCTGATAAGCCTACTAGCCCTCTCGCCAGGGTCTTCGTCTTGTATAAACTTTGGCGGCGGCTTGATGTCGAACTCTTGTGCCTTAGAGATCCGTCGTTTCATCGACTGGATCTGCATGTTGTCGTCCTTGATATCAAACTTCTCAAGAGGAACAACAGGCCTTTCAAGCAGAGGCCGGGAAAGCTTTGTATCTATCGCTTGATTAATACGCTGCTCAAGTCGGCTTTCAAGTATTGGGATATCAACAGGCTCATCAACAGCGGCGGGAGCCTCTTGCCTGCTAGTGATGATGCCATCAACAGGAGAGTCATCCATGCGAACCTCTGAGGGCTGTCGCTCCTGAATGATCTCGCTTGCAATATCTCTGGTAGGAGCAGAACCGAGTCCGCCTTCTTCACCAGAGATCATGGCTTCCTGTATGCCGTATTGAACGTCTCTGGCTAGTTCGTCTTCAAATTTTTTTTTTGCTGCGAGTTCTTCCTCGCTCATGCCAGACTCTAGGTAATCAGCTTCAAGATTGCGCCTTGTTCCATAATCATCCCCAAAGTCTCGCAAATTATTAATTGCAGCGTTCCAGTCATTACTGGTGATCTGACGCCAGAAGTTAGGCGTCTTGCTTTTCAGATCCCCATACTGAAAGGCAACAGACGCAACAACAGTTGCTTTGTTCTTGGGCAAATCATCAAACGACTCGCCTGTAGCTTGCTGCCATTTTTCTCTAAGCTGATTAGTTGATGTTGTCTTTGACAACTCATCAATCTTTTTAGCCTGTGCATCTGTGATATTTAGATTTTTGGCAATCTCTTGTGCTTGCGCTCCCTTGACCCCCAAGAACGGAGTGAGCTTTTTGATCAGAGCCTTCGGAAGACCTTTCAGGTCATTCACATTTCTTGCGCCAAGATCAAAGCCTGTAGCAATGGTAACGCCAGACTGAGACCCTTCTGCGTTAGGAACATATCCTGTCAATATGCGAGATCCCTCACGCTCAGAGATGAAGTCCCAATCAATATTACTCATTGGCTTCGGCCTCCATCTTGCGCTTGAGATTTATAATGTCCTGATCTGTCTCAAGCTCACCATTCAAGAACTTGCCCATAATAGCAACATCAATATGAGCGCCTTCATTGTAGTCATATTCAAATCTGTAGAAGGGGTTGTTCTCTGCAAAAAAGGCAATAGCGGCCTCAACAGCTAAAGGATCGTTGTAGAGTTTATACTCGTTGTTAAGGCCATTAATTGCACTTCTCAGTATGCTTGGCTTCAATATGTTAACGTTGTATAGCCAAGACTCAACTGCACTATTCCCAATGTTCTCTAGCGCCAGAACATAAGCTGCGTTGTCCCTGCTAAACTTATAGTCATAGTAATAGCTTGGCAGGATTGTAGACACCTCTCCAGTATCAACATCTCTAACCTGAACGCTGTAAGTCTGAACAGGGCCAGCAAAGGTGTTTGGCGTCAGGAATATAGGATTATCTTCATCCTGTATAATCTCTCTGAGTCTTGGAGCTATGGCCACATTAGGAGACAGGGCTTTATCCCTGATGTCCCTGTACACAGCTTCCTGAACGCTCTTGCCGGCAATAGGTCTGTCACCAATGCTCTTTGCAGCATTTGAAAGCCACGGATAAACAGTCCAGAAAGCGTTATTGTTTGAGTCTACTGACACGCCTACCAGAGCATTGCCTTGGCCATCTTCTGCCAAATTAACGACAGCATTTCTAACGGCAATCGCCATGACCTCATCTGTTGCGTCTACAGGCATTCTCTTTGAGGTGAATGTTTTAATGACCTCAAGCTTAACCATTTCTAGCAACCTTGGATCACCAATGTAGGCATCTGCTACATTTCTTGCGCCTATAGGTGCGCTGGCAATCAAGCTATCCACCAGAGTCTGTTCCCTGACATCATCCCTTTGAGTCCAGCCAAACTGATTAAGCAGGCTTTCTCCAAAACCTGAGCCTTCAACTGCGGCAGGAAATACACGTTTGATAGCAGCTTCAAGATCCGGGAACTGCTGATCTACAGCGGTCAAAAGACGTTGTGGATTTAAAGAACCTTGGAGAGCAGCATTAGACGCATCCCTGTATGCCTTGAAACCTTTGATCCTAGCAATCTCATATTCAAGAGTGTCGATACCCGCATTGTTCATCTTGCGAATAGCATCAAACTCGCCCATGCCAAGAGCAGTCGTACCCTGACGAGCAGTGCCGTTTTTGATGCTGGTGAAAAGCTTATCAAAGATTTGCAGCTTTATATTAAAGGCATCCTCACTTCGATCAGCAGCGCTGCTTAGATCTCCAAGAACAGCGCTAACCTCATCAGGCATGACGCCAAAAGCCAGGAAACTTCTAACGGCAAGCTCAAAGTTATCTTCTCTGGCCTGTGGGTCAGAGTGATTGAAAATAGATCCAGTCGCCTGATCTACTTTAAAGTCTGTAGTGATATCATCCTTGATAAGCTTTATTTGTGCAGGGCTTGCATGGTCGTCCATTGCAGCTCCTCTAGCTTGCAGAAGCTCTAGCCCATCATCCTTAAACTTTGCTCTTTCGTCTTGATATCTAAGAATGCGCTCTTCCCATTGTTTCTCGGTCATGCTGGCAAATTTGCCGGTGCCAATAAAGCCAGCATCTCTTAGCTGGTCTGTCTTTTCCCTGAAAAAATCAGGATTGAGGGCATACCCATAGGACTCAGACATCATGTTTTCTATCTGAGCAAATGCGATATCACCCTCTGCCTTGACGATAGAGCCAACATTCTCATTCACAGCTTTCAGGTACTTTACATATTCGTCTGGCTCAAGCTGGCCATCTTTCCACATAGCGGAAATAGAAACCATGCTTGCTTCGATTGTGTCCTGATCATATGCACTAGGAACCTCTAAGGGAATCATATACCCCTCAAAGTTCTTTTTATTCATTGCTCTTATATCAGCAGCGCGAGCTTTTTTCTGATTAGTTCTATTTTGAATTTTGCCATTAAGGCTGTTTATGAGAGTAGCCTTTTGCCCCTCATTAATATCAGCGCTGAGTATTTGTGTTGGCTCTGTAACTTCACCCATTGCGATGTCAAGAGACAGCGAATGTGCGTTGTTTGTTTGGCGTTTGTTGGTCTCTGCAATTCTGTTGGTATTGATGGCATGTAGATTAGTCAGATGGTTGCTCATTGCATCTGACACTGCTTTTGCATCAATGCTTGGGTCTCCATCAAACTCTTTGTAAACCGTCATGATCTCTTGTTGAGCCTGAGAGAGACTGCCGGTTTCAATATAGATGCGCTCAATGTGAGCCGTTGAAGACTTCTGGGCTACAAGCTGATTTACACCTTCTCTAAGGGCCTTGATCTGATACGGCTCATACCCAACTGTCTCAAGGGCTTCATAAGATCCCTCAAGACTCTTGTTAAGGTCCGCAATCATTTCCCTGTGGCCTTCGGCCAGGACTTGATTAGGGGCGCCCTTTGCTACGATAGTTGCCAGCTTTGCTGCGACATCATCCACATTATTAAGATGAACCTTTTCAGTATGCTCCCGACTGTCCAGAATCATCTGAGCATTAGCTCTGGTCTCACGCTCAGTGAACTGGGTAACAATCGAGGGCATAACATATTCAAGAACTTCATCTTCGACTCCTAGAGTCTCGATGAATCCATCTAATGCGCCCCTGATTGCATCAGGATCATTAGGGTTCTTTTTCAAGGCGATCTCAGCAGCCTTGCCGGCATCTAGGCTGATAGACGCAGAGTATGTTTGCAGTGCAGCTTTGCGATACGATGCACGCAAGGCGTTCTTTTCAGACTCACCAAATACCTGATCCTCAATAGCCTGATCCATATTGAGGTTAGTCAAAGGCACAAGGATGTTATTGCCGTCTGCATCCTTCTTGTATGTGGCACCAGCAGATCTACCGGCAGCTTCCGCTTCCAGTATCATTTCATTTAGCTTCTGCTTTCTAAGATCTGCGCCAAGGCCATAGGCTGCTGCGGCAACAGAGTCATACTCAGCTGCGGCTCTTGTGTACCCGCTGAAATCAGGAATGCCTGTGGGGCCTACCTTTACTCTTGCGCCTTCAGTTTTCTTAAAAGCCATGACCTACCTATTTAATAATTGAAGCCACACCAATAGACGATTTGGCAAATGCTCCAAGTCTGGTTGCCTGTGCGCCAGCCTTAGCTCCAGCAGAGCTAAGATCGTACTTACGCCTGTTGGTAGCGCCCATCAGCTTAATATTAGCGATATCCTGCTTTGCCAGTTTCTTCTCATCTTCTGCCAATGCCAATACACTTGGGCTAGTTCCAAGAGCAACGCCCTGAGACGACATGCTGGTCCCAAGCGATGCAAGCTGACGCCTTAGCTGATTGCGACGCTCCGCTTCCATTTGAGACGACTCTATCTTAGCCATCTCCTTTTCTTCTTGGTAAGCAGCAGCCTGGGCTTCATATGCCCTTGCCTGTGCCTGTGCAGCTTGAAGGCCCACAAAAAGGCCAGCAGCTTGCAATCCAACCGCCATACCCATTAGATTTCTACCTCCAGCAGCAAGCCATTCAATGTGAGAGGCAGGGGCTGATCCTGCGTCACTGTAACTGTCCCCTCAGATGACCAGCCTAGCAGATAAATCTCTTTACGTTGACTGATCGGAGTTGGCTCAACAGAGAAGTCATCTGTCACCCGGCGAATCAGTATGCTGGTTCCCTTTGTCTTTACATCGAGAGTCTCGTTCAAATCAAGAACAGCACGGACAATCCTGCGTTTCTGGCCGACAGAGATGCCATCCTGCAAGGTAAATTCAGGAGGCAGTGTGGTCATAGTCGGAGTGAAGTTAATGCCGATCTCCACCTCATCCACAGCACTGGTAAGGGTCAGATCTCCGCTAGAGTCTGTGGTGTAGGTGCCAAGAGAGTAGTTGCCAGACTTGACCACAACCTCTGTGTTAGGCAGATGAGCAACCGTCCAGTCTGTAATAGCAGATGCGTTGGTCTGTTTACTGGCAGCATCAGTATGATACTCGTTATCCAGAAGCTCCAAGAAGGTCTTGGTAACGCTGTTGATCGTTCTTTCTACGATCACATAGATCTTCCTGTTGACGTTGACTACGTTCTTAAACTCACCGTCTGTGGTGTATTCAGCCCATCCCTGTAGCTGCTCCTTACGAATACTAACCATGACAGGCATCTTGCCATCAGAGTTTACGGTGTAGAGATAAGCTTCCACTTGATCCGAAGCTTCACGCTGGGACACCATATCTGTTGGGGAGCCAATCATATGCTGGGACAATAGAGTTAGTGCATCTGAGTTGTATGCTTGGCTTAGGTCAGAATACACAAACTCTCGCACAGCGCCCTTTGATTTGGTCAGAAACACCAAGGCACCATCAAACTCGACAGGGGATACGGACCCGCTGCCATATGATGTCTGACGCTTGATGGCGATTGTACTTGGTGTCAGAGGCCTGTTTTCAGTCGTGGGAACATACAACTCGGCCTCTGACGTAAAGATCGAAAGATGGCGGAAGGACTCAATGGACTTGATCTCGGAGACTTGGTTCTCAGCGATCTGAACCTGAATAGATTCATCATCAAGACCGGTCCCGACATCAAAGTTAAAGAACTCCCCCACCTTCGACATAAACAGATGATTCGGTAGATCCTTGGAGCCACCAAAAATCAGGCGCTGGTCATGGAAGGCAACGCTTCGTGCATAGCCATGACGGCTGGAGAACACCTGTTCTTTCCAGTTGGCACTGGCATTGGTGTTCGATGGAGCCGTATCAAATGTGCCTGTAAAAGTGGTGCCACTCAGATAGGTTGTAAACTCAATATGATGGATAGTTCCAGCATCATCAGTGAACTCAATCTCTTCGCCCTCCCAATCAGAAGAGAAGATCGATGAGCTTGCGGTAAAGGTCTGTGCATTGGTGTTTGCATTAGTAGGCGTAATCGTAACGCCGGCAGCAGCAAACTTATAATATGGCTGATGAACAAAACCATCTGCTGTATCAAACGCATATGCTGTGCGGCTGAATGTGTCTGCTGCTGTGCGTGTCAACTTCTGCGTAGCCATATCAGGATGAACGACGATCATCGTGTCACCTGACTGAGAGACCTTTAGCTCACCAATCATCGCTGTCGTCCAAGGACAGGATGTAATGGTCTGCACAATAGAAGTTGGGCTAGAGGCGTCAACTACCTCCAGCTTCGTGTTAGAAAAGAGAAGAATATAGGCTTCATCCTCGTCGTAGACGTAGGGTTCTGCCTGATATGCTGTGTTGGTTAGTGTCTGTAGATACCGCAGACCACCTCTTCGACGAATACCGCCTTGGGACAGGATGCGGTAGTTCTCAAGATCCTTTACGCCGTTCTTGTAGGCATTGGAGTCAACCCTTGCCGTAAAGAGTGGCGTTAGCTCCCCTGACGTAAAGTTGGTGTAGAACTGTCGAAGAAGTGCCATTAGTCATCGCTATATCGGATTCTAGGGTTAAGAGTAGCGTCGCCAACTTTGGTTGGCTTCATAACGCTCATAATGACGCCGGGAACAGACAGCTTTTTCAAAGTAGTTCCCATCATCCTTACAACACTAAGGGCAGATCCTGGACTG